AATTGGTATTATTGGGTACGATAATTATGGAGCAAGCGCAGTTGCCACATTATATCTGACAGTAACCAATGTAAATGATGCACCATTCGTAGTTGGTTCGCTAACAAATCAAGCATTAACTGATGCTGATAGTTTATCATATCAATTCCCATCTGATACTTTCGCAGATGAAGATTTAATACATGGCGATGTACTAACATATAGTGCAAGTGGTTTGCCAAGTGGTATAACACTTGATTCAAACAGTAGAACATTTAGTGGAACTGCTGGGGTAGGATCATATAATGTAACTGTAACTGCAACTGATACTGCTGGTGAAACCGCTTCGCTGAGTTTTAATATAGAAGTAGAAAAATCTTCTGTAGTAGCTACTTCGGGTCCATCAATTGGTGGGTTACAAAATATAACTGGAAATATCTATGCATCATCAATGACAGGAACACCAGGCACTGATAGTGTTTTGGGTGATGGTGGCGGCGGGACCGCTGTAAATACGGGCGGTACTCTTGAGATACCATCTAACTTCTGGATCTGGTCAGATAATCCATCACAGCCAGCCCTTATAATTGATGTTCTAAATATGACTCTTGCAAATAATGGTTATATCATTGGCAGAGGGGGCAACGGTGGTAGTAAAAGTTCGTCAGGTGGTGCAGGCGGAACAGCTATTAATGTAATCGCCGATGGTGTAACAATTTTAAATAACGCTGGTGCTTACATAGCAGGCGGAGGTGGTGGTGGCGGCGGCGCACTTGATAATACAGATTCAGATGGTGTTGGTGGCGGCGGCGGAGCCGGTGGTGGCATAGCTGGCACTAGTTATGGTGGCGCAGGTAGTACTCCAGGTAGCATCGGAGAATCAGCAGGAGATGGCGCCAGAAAGACTCACAACTCTCCTAATAGTGTCGCAGGTATTGGTGGACCACACGGTGGCTTCGGTGGTACACTTTCATCACAAGATGGTGGCGCGGATAGTTGGACTACTGCTATCAGTGGTGGTAGAAATCCAAGTAGTTCCGATACGGGTTCAGCACCTTCGGGCGGTAATGTTAGTGGTGGTTATGGAGGATTCTGGGGGCAAGCAGGCGGGCCTGGTATTGGCAGGAATGCCAAGCCAGGTGGATCAGGCGGCTCGGCTATCACAGGTATCAGCCGTACATTAACAAACAGCGGCACCATTTACGGAGCGACATCATAAAAACTAACCAGAATTAAAAAAATTGCTTAATGTATTAGATAGCCAAGATTTTGTTTCATCCGTTTTATTTTCTAAGATCCAGTCTGGAAATCTTTCGAATAGTTTTTTCCATTGGATTAATTGATTATGCATCTCGAAAACACGCATAGCATATTCACTACTATTAGATATCGATGAAGAAGTGGAGATTGATTTTAGTTGCTCCTTGCAATTATGCAAGGCTGATATATCTTTATCAATTGCTAAAATTATATTTTCAAAATCTGAACTATTAGAAAATTTTTTAATTAAGAATTTGTGATGTTCTTTTTTAGGTTTACCATCATACAGAAACATTATCTCTTGTAAATCATAATATAATGCTTTTACTGGATTTATAGTATCTCTGTAACGTTCTATAACTTCTGGTATGATAAATGATTTATCTAATGTACTTAAATTTTCAAGCGCACTAATTGCTAGAATATTTATTTTTTGTCTTTGTGAAGTAATATTTTTTTTAAATACACTTCTAATTTTTTTAACAACAATATCAACTATGTTTTTTTCATCTACTGTCATGTCAGATTTTAAAAATTCTATATGTCCGGGTGTTGAATTATTAATAGTCACACGTAATGAATCAGATACATAGCCGTTTTTAAGATATGATCTGCATTCTTTCAGAAATTTTTGTTTTTTAAAATCAATGATTTTCAATACGTATCTCAATAAATTAATTGTTGTACATATATTTATAGAGAATTTATGATTGATCTAAGTATATTTAATTTCTTTTTCTTAAATAGGGTTCTATGTGCGCCTGGATGTAAGGGTTTGGGAAAATAATCTAAATTTATCCAAGCATAACCACCACTTTCATCGTTTATCGTAGGGACAAATTCTTTATCTATTATGACTACAAAAGTGTAGTAACTGAATGTTTTGTCTCTCGCATGATATTGATCTAATGGGTAAACTTTTGTAACGCATTTTTCTACATCAATTCCAATTTCTTCTTCTAATTCTCGCAGAAGTCCTTGTGAAACATTTTCATTATCTTCAATTTTTCCACCCCAAAAGGCCCAGTTTCTTGAATATGAACTTTTAAGAGATCTATTCTGTAATAAAATTCTTTGCGTATCTTTTGCTACAATACAAGCACCTGCTGCCTTAATCATCTTCATTGTCATTTAATAATTCTAGTCTCCAGTAACCACCTTCATACAATCCTTGAAACGTATCTACCCATTCATTGTTTATAAGTTTGAATTGTTGTGATGTGAATACGTTTGTTACATAATGGGTATCAGATGTTTCACTTGCATCCATGCTTACGACCCAATTATTGCCATTGTATTCAATTATATCATTTGTGGATATATCGATTCCCCATTGTGACAATGCTGGTTCTGTATTCAAGCACAAGTAACGTTGGCCCAAATTAGCAAATGGTAAGCCATCAAAACCTGGACTAGTTTTTGCTGGATCGATTACTCTATCTATTGGATTTATTGTATTTCCAGGCAAGGTATCTACGTCAATTTGCAATGATAGAACAGTTGGATCACTGGTTGCTGATAGAATTCCTATAATATCTTCATCTATATTTTCTAACATACCATGATACTTCAGACGCATACGTGATATGCCATCATTAAATAATCCATATTTGGATATTACTTTTTCCCAACTATTAGTATCATCTTTATAGTTTCCATTTTCTAATAATTGTACTGTCACATTGCCACTATTATTTGTGACTTGTATCGCATTGTTTCCTGGCGTTACGACAACACTAGTTTGTGCCTGTAAATCAGCAAAGAATTCAAATGCGTTTGGATCGTAATCCAATGTATCGATTTCATTATATTCATAAATATTATGGATGATATTTCTAATAACATTTTGTCTAGTAACAAGCGCAGGTGGATTAATCCAAATTGGTATTTGAAAGAATAAACTAGCAATATCAATTTGATCCTCTATGCCTGATGGAATCGATCTACTAGTCCATTGAATGTCAGTAAGTTCTACAGTAGTAATTGTAGTCCAGTCAACGGGATTGTCATTTTGTTGGATCTCCAGTGCTGGATTAAATAGAACTAAGATTTGTTCAAGTAGTTGTAATTTCTGATCTGTATTTGATGTCCATATATCAACTTGCATATTTAATAGATATGGGACTGGCATTAATCTGCCTACGCTGTATCTATTTCCCTGTTCATCATTATAGGAACTACTTACAGGATCCCATTGTCTTTCATTTACCTTAACAGTGTCACTAAAAAATGGCTCTTGTAATCTTTGTCTGTCGGGTTGTAAACTTTGGATATATGAAGAAATAAATGGTGCAGAATTTACGATATTTTCACTATTGCCCTTCATGATAGTTGCAGCCATACGCGATACATCGCCATACCGACTTGGCACCTTGATATAGTAATCACTTGTCCCGTCATTTAATTTTTTGCCAGTTTTGACATTAAAGCCACTGAATATACGAATAAACTGAAGCAAGTAGCGTCTTACTTGTTCATCATAAAAGTGTAGTTGTCTTAAATCTGCCATTTTTAATCCAATCCATATTGTAATTTGTGATTTACAGTGAATAATTTTGTCATACTATTTTTCTTAGTCTATTCTGGGTTTAATTGCTTTAGACAAATTAACACGTGATTTAATCTCTGTGCCATCATCTAATGTAACTATTCCATCATTATTAATAAATTTATGATGTAGATAGTTTCCAACTTGCCAAGAACCATCATCGTCTTCTATTTTGTACCATTTATTATCCCTGTACTGAAATAATCTTTGTGGTGAATAATCTGTTCTTAGAAAAAATGCGTTATCATCTGGATATTGTGGGAAAGATATTCCCGTATCAACAGTTGAAAAATCTACATCGCTAGGATGTGCCGAGCCTTCTACTGCATATTCCAAATTGTTCTTTCTATAATCATAATATTTACCAGGAACATTTTCTTGAGCCTCTTGAATTATAGCTTCATTAATGTTAAGCTCTTTATTGTACGTTGATAATAAGTTTTTTAGATCATTTACTTCTTCGCCAGTTCCGAATATATCAGAGTACTCTTGTGTGTCCTGTAATTGTTTACAGCGAATACGCCAAATGTGTGGCCACCAACCTGGATCAAATCCCTCAGATGATTTTGATCCTTCTTGGACTACCCAATATTGATTTACTGCATCTGCTTCTTCATCAAGTAATAAATCTTCCCGCATATGCGGAAGTTCTATAACATCGCCTGTCATTAATTTACGCCCTATACGTTCTACCATGTCATTTATATGTACTTGAAATATACTTTGGTCAGTTCCTAAGAACATACCAAATTGTGATAAATCAAAATCTTGGTCGCTAACTGTATATGTGCCTCGTAATTCGAATATTGTAGTTTCATATTTTCTATCACGATTTTCCATAAACAGCAGATCCTGTATAGGAGGATTTGCTGGATCATAGTTTGGATCAGTTTCATCTACTGATCCTACATATTTGTGTACAAGTAATGCTGTACCGCCATGTTCAAAATGTGCTTTCACCATTTTGTCAATGAACTTATAGTCATTACCTTTGCGTGGGTTCCATAAACTTAATCTTGGCATCATTTTTTCCTTGACTTCTAATTGTATTTATCATATAGTAGTACTAACACATGGAGAATTTAATGATATATGATGGAACACTACTACTACGAAACGTAATCAACCCTACGACTATTGCGCAATTTAAGATGTGGGCTACTAATCCAGAGCGTTATCATCGTGGCAATGGAATCGATGGTATATATTATAGCGAGCATGATGGCGAGCGAGAGTACGATGTGTGGTGGACAACCCAACCGCCTAGAGAAATGTGGGAACCAGTTGTTTGGCAATTATATGATTCGATAACCCGAATGTTTAATAACAAAGAATGGGATATACATGCAGTTGATTGTATTTCAACTCGGCCATCATCAAATAAAATATATGCCCATATTGATACTCCATATCGTTTTGCTGAATTTGCCGAAAGTAATGAAACTCTTGGTGTACAAATTATTATTCCACTAGACAAATTCACGTTAGATAATGGGGGGACTTCTTATCTGCCTGGTTCTAGTCTAGAGAGGATTAATTATAAAGATATAGAAGA